TCATGCAGGGGGTTCAGCGAAGAGGAAGTCCGATCCGTCTTTGAGCCTCAGCTTCTTGAGCGGTTCGACCTCGATCGTGAACAGGCCGTCGCTGCTCGTCAGAATCTTGGCACCCCAGTATTCGCGCAGTGAGGCGTCGAGCTCTTCGAGGGCGACCTGCTGGCCGTTGCCGCCCGTCGCCGACGGACGGCCGGTGGAGACAGCGCCCGGCCGGCCGCCCTTGTCCGGCGGGCGCTTGAACTTTTCCCAGCCGGGCTCCCGCTTGACCAGGCGGTCGATGGCGTCCTGCAGCGGCGACGACGGCGCGGGCATGTCAGGCCTCGACGCAGAGCGAGGTCTGCAGCGACAGGTCGGTGAACGTCGCCGGGGTTGATGACCCGGAGGTGGCGCGCACGTAGATCGCCACTTTGTTGGCCGCACCGCTCGACAATGTCGTGCCAATGTTGAGAGCCGCGCCCGGCGTGGCGCTGGCGAGGCCTGCGTAGCTGAGTGCCAGGCGAATTGCCGTCGCAGGTAATCCAGTACCGGCGTTGGCGTCGATGATGCTGAACGCGATCGGGTCGGTGCCGGGTGCGCTCGCGGCCTGCAACGTCAGATTGGGGCTAACGCTGCCGAAGTAAATGACCGCGTCCGCGGGGGCGCCGCTGGTGGCCTGCTGCATGTCGAGCGTGGTTAGCTCGACTGTGAGACCCGGGTCGGCGTAGCACTTCCAAGTCAGGGCCATCTAACTGACCTCCAGGGTGTCGGTGGGGATTGCGACATCGATCTGCGCGACAGCCGGCAGATCGAGCGGATTGCGATCCTCGGGGGCGACGTCGGGCGCACGCATGCTGAGCTGGTGCGGGTAGTAGTTGCGGCCCGCGACGGACGGGCCGCTGAGGTTGGTGGTGAAGCCGATCATCGTTGTCTCGTTGAAGGGCGGCGAGCCGATCTGCCCGCCCACGTAAGTGCCGATCTCGAACGAATGCGCGGCGAGCGGCGGCACGTAGCCATCCGCCGGGCTGGCCGGTAGCGACCATGCAGGGTGCGCCGCCGAGGCGGCGCCGGGCATGCCGACCGCCAGGGTGAGCGTGCTGATGGCGTGGCCCGAACCCGGATCCATGGTGTGCGTGACTTCCTGCACGTCGCCCGACGCGCGGAGCCGGGCGTGCTCGAGCACGATGCGGGTATCGAGCCAAATGTCGGGGCGCAGGGGCACGCCGAAAGACACGCGGCCTGATCGGCTGGCGCGCCAGAGCCGCACCCACGCGCGGTCGAGCAGCGTGCGCAGCGCCTCGTCGCGCGCTGCAGGGTCGAACCCCGCGGGCTGCCAGTCCTCGTGCATGTCGCCGGCTCCGTAGGTGTTGCTGAGCATCGGCTCGAGCGACGGGTCGCGCTCCCAGTCTGGCTGGTCAAACGCGCTTTCGAGCGTGGCGCCGATCTCCTCGCCCACCGGCGCGCCGATCTGCGTTTCGAGCGACGGGCACACCACGGTGACGGCATAGTCCTCTGTGACGACCTGGCGCCACCTCGTCGAATACGTCGCGGAAAACGACATCGCCAGCGCCGGGGCCGTGACCGCGTCGATGGTGAAAAACCCCGATGCGATCGTGTCGCCGATCTGCCAGCTCCGCGCGGGCGGGTGCTCGATGCGCGGGGTGCCGACGAGATCCCAGCCGCTCACCGACTCGCAGGCCGATTGCACCATCGCGGTGGTCAGGAATGCGCTGCCCGGATAGCTCTGCGTCGCGGTGACCTGCGGCTTGAAAAAGCTGATGTCCTGCGCCCATTGCGCGGTCGCGCCGCGATAGCGCAGGCGGGTGTAGCGGTACTGCAGGCGGCAGGCGACGCGGGTGCGGAGCTGTTCGCGCGAGGGCAGGTCCACGGACACCGACTCGTCGAGCACATCGGCTGTGCGCACGGTGAGCGTGCGGCTGCCCGCGCCCCACGGAACGATGCGGGGGGACTGGAGCACATCCAGCGCCCAGGACGCGCCGCGCGACTGGATCCGCTCGAGCAGATAGGCGTGGTTGTCGGCCGGCTCGCCGGAGACCGCCAGGCTCCAGCGCCCACCGACGAGCGCGTCGATCGCCTCGCGCGGCGTATTGCTCCACACCTCCTGCGCCTGGTCGTGGCAACTCAGCGTGATGGCGCCGGTTGCAAGGTCGATGCGCGGCACGTCCACGACGCCGGTAAACATGCGCTGCACGGCGCTGCCGTCGGCGCGCGCAAACGAGACAGTGACGCGCCGGCCGATGAGGCTGAGCGGCTGCAGAGGCGAGGCGGGCAGCAGGGCGAATTCGGCGACGGCCGCAGCATCGCGGGAATGCGTGACGGTGACCGCGCCGAGCAGGCGATCGGAGATATCCGCCCCGTCGAGCGTGACCACCGGGCGCCAGGCACCAGCCGGTGCGGCGGCCCAGCCTGCGGCGCCGTCGAGTCCGCCCACCGCGGCCCCGTCGATGACCGAGATGCGTAGCGGCAGAGCGCGCGCCGCGGGGGCGACCGCAGAGAGGCGCACAGGTAGGGTAACGCGTTCGCCCGCGGCGACCACCGAAATGGTGATCGGCAAGGTGACCTGCGGCGCGCCGGCGTCGAGCTCACTGACGCCGATGACATCGTCTGCGGCGGCAACGAAAACCCCGTCGACCTCGATCAGTGCGTTGATCCCGACCGCGGCGAATGCCGCATCCTGCGTCGCCCACGTCGCGCCAGCGTCCAGCGAATACGCAATATGACCATCGGAGCCTGCGACGACGACCGCGGCGGCGCTTGCCGCGATCAAACCCCAACTCCGGTAGTTTGCAGTTGCGACGATCTGTGATGTCCACGTCACCGCATCGGTAGATGTCCAGATCCGGCCGGCATCACCGGCGGCAATGTAGACCCCGTCGACGTAGGTCAGACAGTAGGCCATGCCGCTGGCGCCGAGCGCGCCGACTGTCCACGTGATGCCGTCCGAGGAGCGCAGGACCGTGCCAAAACTGCCAACCGCCACAAACTGACCGCCGGCGAAGATGAGGTCGCTGATGCTGTAATCGTAGGAGCTGACGCGCAACGTCCACGACGCGCCGGTGGGCGACGACATGATGCCGTAGTCGCGGCGGGCAACGTACATGCCGTTCCCGTACGCGAACCCATTGACCCAGTTGTCGGCCTCGACGACGCTACTGGCCGCCGACCAGGTCGCGCCGTCGGCCGACGTTACCACGCGGCTATTGGTGGTCCCGGCGAGGAATAGCCCGTTCCGGTATGCCACCGACGCGAATGGCACGGCGAGTGGCGATGTTCGAGCGGTCCACGCGATGCCGTCGACCGACGACGCGATTCGCCCCAGCGGCGCGCCCCAGCCTTCGCCGACGACGACGGCAACGCTGCCCGACGAGGCCACGCCGTACAGATCTGCGTCCGCATGCTGCGAGTCGCGGGCGGTCCATGTGACGTGGTCGGTCGACGTGTAGAGCGCGCCGGCGTTGCCGACGAGGATCGTGCGTGTCCCATGTCGCGCCATGGCGCGCACCCAGTTGCCGGCCAGGCCGGCGATCGTGCGCGGCGTCCAGGTCAGGGCCATGGCTCAGACCTCCTCGGCGGTGAGCTGCCAGCCCGCCACGGCGCCGGCGGCGTCGTAGCTCACGCTCGGGCCGGCCGGGGCGCGGACGGTGAGCAGCGGATACCACGCAACCTGGTAGCCAGCCGCGCCGGCGACCACTGTCAGCGTTGCGACGTTGCCCGCCAGAGCGACCGGAGTGGGCGTGAGCAGACCGACTGCGGTCACGGCCCAGCCGTAGGGGGCGGCGTCGCTGCGGCGCGCGGCGGGGAGCGTGATGACGTTGCTGGCCGACTGGATGCTTCGCGCAGCGACGCAGCCCAGCGTGTGGGGCTGTGACCATTCGATGCCATCCAGGCCGGGCGGCGCGATGCCGCTGGCGCTCAGCGTGGTGCGGATGCGCCGCCACGCCTCCTGGTGGACCGCCGCGCCCGCACCGAGCCGGAGCAGCGTGTAGCCGCCGAAAAACTCGTAGCTCTGCTCGATCTCGCCGGCGATCGGCAGCGGCAGGCGCAGGCCGTCGATCGTCAGATCCGGTTGTCGGCGGCTCATCGACGTCCCCTCGACAGCGCGGCGCGGCGAAACATGCGCACGATCTCGTCGGCGACGTCCTCGCGCGCGGTGGTCTCGAAGCGGCCAAGCTGCCCCATGTCGAGCACCACCGGGGTGTTGCCGCCGCCGCTGTCTGCCAGCGCGGGCTGCAGCGCAGACGAAACGAGCCCGCCGCTTGCGAAGCGCGGCACCGCCATGCTGTTGAGCGCAGCTAGAAAGCTGGCGCCGTAGTGTCGGACGGCCGCCGCGCGCACGACGAATTCGCCATTGCTGAGGCGGGCAAGAATGCTGTCGCTCGTGCCGGAGCCCGGCCCACGGACATGGCCGCCCGTGGCGAAGCCATTCTGTTTCGAGTTCCAGGCGGAGGCTGCATCGCTGAACGACGACGTGCCTGCGTCCCCTACCGTTCTGACCATAACGGTCTTCTCGGCGGGGATTGCGTCGACGGCCGTCTTGACGCCCTCAAGCGCGGTTTCGGCCTTGGCGGTGTCGGCGGAAACTTCAACTTTCTTTTCGGGCGTGATGGCGGGCACGGAAGGTTGGGCGCCGCCCTGCATCGCGTTCTCGATGCGGCGAACATCCCCCTGCGCCGGCGCGGCACCCCCGCCCGCCTTGGCGTTGAGCTCGGCGAGCTGCCCGATCAACGTCTTGATCTTGGCTTCAGCCGCGGTGATGTCGAGCTGGATTCCCACCGGCTTCGCGAGCTCAGCTTTCAGCACGACAAGGCGCTGTTCCGCCGCCTGAATTTGCCCCTGTATGGCTGTCGCCGTCTCTTCCTGCTGCTGCGCTTCCTGCTGCTTGATCTTTGCCTGGGCCTTCAGGGCTTCGGAACGAATCTTGCCCAGTTCCTCGAACAAGTTCGCGGCGGCGCGATCGTCAGTGATCTGTTCTGCGAACCGCTCGGCGCGCTCGGCCTGCTTCGCCGCCTCTGCCGCGAGCTTTTCCGCGCCCTTCAGGTCGCCCTCGAACGCCTTGATGGTCGCCCTGGCGGCGCTGCCGCTCGCCTGGTCGGTGAGGTCACGCGCCTGGCGCCTCGCCTCCGCGTCGCGCTCTTCGGGCGTCATGCCCTTCATGAGGCGATCGGCTGCCTTGTCCTGTCCGGACTGGCGCGCGTCGGCCGCTTGCTGCATCAATGCCGCGGCTTCTTCTTTCGCGCGCCGTGCGCCTTCGATCGCGCCATCCCACGCGGTACGCAGCGCATCGCGCAGGCGCTCCGTGCCTTTGAGCTGCTCTTCGGTGGCCTTGCGCGCTTCCTCGATCCGCTTGGATTGGAGCGCCTTGTCGTCAAGCAGGATGTCGGCGTTCGCCTTGCCGGCCATGACGGCGCGCAGGCTTTCAAGTCGGCCGATTTCGGTGGCGAGATCGGATTCGATCTTGCCGCGCGCCTTAGCCGTGCTTTCGGCCTCTGCCACCGTGCGCTTCTGGGCCGCCATCGGCTCGAGCAGGATTTTCTCGACCTGAACGCCGATCTCGCGATATGTGGCCAGAGCCCCCTCGAGGTCGCCCGACAGCGCCTGTTTTATCGCGAGCGAATAGCCGGCCAGCCCCGTGCCAACGATCCGAAACAGGCGCGCGACGCCGTCAATGGCATCGCTGATGAACTCGACGAATGGGCGGATCGTTTCGCCTGCGTTCGAGAAATCCTTGATTCCATCCGCCACGAACACGATTGCACGGGCGATCGCCTGTAGCGCGCCACTCCCCTGATCCGCCGTGCCGACGATCTCGCTCACCTGGTTCTGCAACAGCGTGACCGCTTGGCCGACGGTCATCGGCAGGCTTCGGAAATCCCCCGCCACGCGGGCGGACACCTTCTCCAGCGCCTTGACGACAACCTCTGTCGTCAGCGCCCCCTGTTCGCCCAGCTTGCGTAGCTCGCCGCGGGTGACGCCAAGCCCCTCCGCGATCGCATCGGCCAGCGCCGGAGTCTGCTCGAGCACGCTGTTGAGCTCGTCTCCGCGCAAGGCGCCGCTCGCCATCCCCTGGCCAAACTGCATCAGCGAGGCCTGCGCCTCGCCGGCCGTGGCGCCTGACAGCGCAATCGCCTGGTTGATGGTGGTGATGACGCCCACGCTGGCGGCGCCGCTGCGACCGATGCCGTTGAGCGCCGGGGCCAGGCGGGTATAGAGCTCGACCGTCTCCTGCAATGGGGCGCGGGTTTCGGTTGCGGCCTGCTTCAGCGCCGCCTGCACTTCGGTGAAATTGGCGGTGTATTGCGTAGCAAGGCGCAGGCGCGCCGTCATTGTTCCGTAGGCGTCGGCCGTCTGGATGATCTGCGCCGCGCCAAGGCTGGCGCCGATGGCGCTGAGCACGCCCTGCAGGGGGCGAAAACTCTGTGTAACGCTGTCGGCCTGCTGCCGGAGCCCGCCGACTTCCTGGCCGAACTTGCGCAGCATGCCCACAGCCTGCGCACCGTCTGCCGTGATGCGGAAATTGAGCGACTGATCGCCGAGCGCCATGCTGTTCCTGATCGGGTTGCGGTTGCGGGGGGCCGACTTATCCGGCTTCCTTTTCGAGCGCCGCGAGCACCTTGCGGAAGCCCTTGTCGGCGGCCTGTGCGGCGCGGGCGATCACCAGATCGTCGCGGCGACGGCGGGCCTCGAGGCGGTTGTGGGCGCGGGCGAAGGCCGCGACCTGGTCGAGCGTGTAGCCGCTTACGTCGGCGAAGCGGTGTCCGCACTCGACGAGGCGGGCAACGGCAAGCCCCCAGCCGCCATCACCGCCCGCTGCATGGCCGCGACCAGGGCGCGGCCGTTGCGGACGAAAAAACTTTCGTTCGCCTCGATGGCGGCCACCAGCAGCGCGGCGGCCTCGTCGAGCGACAGGCCCTTGAGCCAGTCGGCGTCCTGGCGGGTGAGCACCGCGATGAGGCGGATCGCCAGATCGGGATGCTCCACCACCAGCGCCACCGGATCGAAGCCCGCCCCCAGCGACGTGGCCGACTCGCGCAGCACGGCCAGCAGCGCGGGCAACTCGCCCAGCGTGAGCGGGCCCACTTCCAAGTCACGGCCGGCCACGCTGACAGGGACGGGGCCGGGGAACAGTGCCTGCAGTTCGTCCTTGCTCATGACGCGCCTCAGGCCTGGACCGTCATGCGGCCGAAGAAGCCGAAATCGTCACTTGCCGTCTTCGTCGCGTCCGCCAGCAGCGAGCCGGCGAGCGGCGCCTCCAGGCGGGACTGCCCGTCCTGGATCAGGGACATCGTTTCGGACGGCGGCGGCGACCAGCGATAAAAGTCGGCGGTAACGTGCGGGTACAGCGCGCCCGGCACGGTGTTGATGCCGACGAAGCGCACCCAATACTCGTCGCCCGAGCCGCTCATCATCTTGACGAACTCGACCGCCGACGGGGTGAAGCTGGCCTTGAATGCGCCGACGAAGGGCCCGCCAGAGGTCAGGTCGATGATCTCGATCTGGCCCGCCTTGGCGTCGAGCCTGTAGTTGACGTCCGGTGTCAGGGTCTTCGGGGTGCCGGAGGTGGAATCCTCAATCGTCACCGACGAGACGCCGAAGGCATTGAGCAGCAGCACGTCGCCGACGACGGGCAGCGTTGCCGAGATCTCGCGGCCGACGACCGGCGTGACGCCTTGCGTGACCACGGCGCCGCGGGTGGCGATGACGAAGTTGTCGCGGTTGAACTGCAGGAAGGTGATCTGCAGATTGGCTTCGGTCTCGCCCGGCAGCTTGAGCGCATCACCGCGCTGGCCCGTCCAGTTCTCTTTGAACTTCGTCTCGTTCGGAGTGAATCCGAACTCCATCAGCGCGTCACCCACCCAGGCGAGCGGGCCCGGCAGGCCGCTGGGAAGGCGCTTGCCAAGGTAGATCTTGCCTTGGCCGGAAAAATACTCGAGGACTTCCATTTGGGCGGACTCCAGATCGTGTGCAGTGGGTACGACACGATCTTCCCGCCCGCGCGCGAGGGCGCGTAAATGAAGCGTTTCAATGCTGAAGCGGGTGCGCCCCTCGCCAGCGCTTGCCAGCGGGGGGCCGCCTCACGGCTGGGGGCGAAGCAGAATCAGCCCATTACGGCTTGCGTGAAGCGGCCGAAGCCCCCGAGCATGCCCGGCCGTGCGCGCGACGTATCGAGCAGCACGTCGCCCGAGAGCGGCACGCCAGGGAGCCGGCGCTGGCTGTCGAGCAGCACCAGGTCTTTCAGCCGCGCAATCTCCACCTGCCATAGCTCGAGCACAAAGGGCGCGTTACCCGCCGCGATGTTGATGCCCTCGTAACGCAACTCCAGCGGCCTCGGCGCCTGGGTCAGCAGGTCCACCTGATGTGCACCCAGGTGCGCATAGGCCACGTGCAGCGGCTGCGTAGGGGCGGGATCCGGCAGGCTCACGAATTCGACCGCGCCGAATGAGCCGTGCACCGCGTAGTGCTCGGGGGCGATCGTCGTCGGCGTTGCTGCGCTGTCGGTCACGACCACGTCCGACACGCATAGATGCGGCAGCCGCACCTCCACGCCTGGCGCCACGGGCGGCAGCGTGTAGCTCGACACGGCGCCGCCGGCCTGTTCGGCCACCGCGCCGCTCACCAGCTCGGCCAGCGATGCAGACGTCAGCCGATGCAGCACCGCCGACAGCGACAACGTGCCCGCCAGCGGCTGGCCTGGCAGACGGCCACGATTGCCACTCCAGTTCTCCGAGCGGCCGCCGGCCAGCGGCGCCGCCGACAGCGACAGTGCGGACAGATCGCCAAACGACTGCCACGCCGCAGAGGGCTCCCCAGCCGGACGGAAATAGAGTTTTCCAGGACCAAACTCATACGGTGTGTTCATGGCGGTCGCTCACGGATGCGGGAAGGCGGCAGGCGTGTCCAGTGTCGGGCGGATGATGCCCGGGCCGCTGCGGGTGGAGTGAAAGACCTCGGACGTGAAGGCCACCGCGTAGTAGGCAAAACGCGCCTCGCTGAAGTAGGGCCGCGGCGGCTGTGCGGGCACCAGGGCGCCGGTGCTGCCCGGCGGCAAATAGCCATGCAGGGCAGCAAAGACGTCTGCCACGTATGGCCCCGCCTTCTGGTTGCGGGCAGTGGCCTCGCGGCCCTGGGAAGCATCACTGACCGCCACCACTGCCAACCAGCGATGCGCAAGCAGGGCGCGCTGCTCGTCGGCATCGAGCACCGCATAGCCGTCATAGACGACGTAGACAGCCGGCACAACCTGCATCTCTTCAGCCACCGTTGCCAGCACGTCGCGCGTTTCCACCGCGCGTGCCCACGCATCGGGCCCGCTCTGGCAGCGCGCCTTCAGTTGCTCGACGATGCCGGCCTCCGCCGCGTGGAAATTCCACTCGCCCATCAGAACCCCCTCAGCGTGTCGTCGGTGATCTGGCGCGGCGAGAAGCAGTCGTACACCTCCGCGGCGCCCGATTGAACGTCGGTGCCGATCAGCTCGCCGGGCGAGCCGCCCCACGGGCAGGTGAGCTGCAACGCGCCGCTGGCGATGTCATCCAGCGTGGCCTTGGCCTGCTTGTAGCGGCGCACCACCTCGTTTTCGGGGGCGAGGTCGTCGTAAAGGAAAAAGCGTGCGATGTCGCACGCCAGGCGGGTGAGCTGCGGCGGCGCCACCGCCGTGGGCTCGGTGCCCGGCGGCACCGGCGGGCGGATGCAGCCAGCGAGCGGCAGGCGGTAGATGCGCCCCACCGCGCTGTCGATCTCCATCTGCGCATCGTTGATCGCGATCTGCACGCGAGTGGTGTCGATGTACGCGGGCGGCACGTTCGCGGTGTCGGTGAGCTGGATCAGCTCGGCTTGCCCGAAGCGGGTGACCATATCGGCCAGGGTGGCGTATTTCATGGGGTAGTCATCCACGACGACGCCGGAGGCTTCGCCGACGATCAGGGCAAGGAAGGCGACGAACTCGGCGCCCGGCGCGGCCGCGGGCTCGCTGCCGGCGGATTCGCCGACGGCGGCGCCCGTGATCAGCGACAGGAAGGCCTGCCAGGTATGCGCCGGCACGCTCGCTGCGCCGCTGGCAGTGCCTGCGGACAGGGATGCCGAGGTGGTGAGGGTGTCCCCAGGCGCAACGCCTGCGCCCCCTGCGGTTGCCGCACCGGGCAACAGGCTTGCGCTGAGCGAAAGCGCCTGCCCGCTGGCCGCTGCAGCCCCCGTGGCTGCGCCCGGCAGCAGGGACAGCGAAGCCGAGACGGTCGCGCCGCTGGCGTTGCCCACTGCGCCGGCCGACGCCGCTCCGGGGATGAGGCTCGAAGCTGCTGCGAGCACCACGCCACCGGCGACTGCGCCGCCCGTCGCTGCACCAGGTGCAAGCGAAGCCGTAGTGACGATGGTCGCGCCCGGCGCATTGGCTGTGCCGCCTGCCGTGACAGCGCCGGGGATCAGGGTTGCGGCGACGCTGACGCTGGCGCCAGCCGCGGCAGCGGCCCCCACGGCCGCGCCAGGGACAAGCGATGTGCCGGCGGTGACAACCGCGCCAGGCGCGTTGCCCGTAGCGCCAGCGGTCGCCGCGCCGGGAATCAGGGTCGTAGCCAGAGCGAGGCTGGCGCCGGCAACGGTGGCCGCCCCCGAGGCCGCTCCCGCCAGGATCGACGCGGCGAGGGCGATCGACTGCCCTGCGGCGGCAGCCGCGCCACTGCCCGCGCCGGGGAGGAGGGCCGCGCTCTCCGTAACCAGGGCGCCGGCGGACGACGCTTGGCCCGATGCCGCGCCGGAGACGATCGCGCTGGCGAGGGATACAACGGCGCCGGGGGCCGAGCCTGCGGCCGAGCCGGTTGCAGCGCCCGGGATCAGAGAGGATGAGACGGTAAGCGTCTGGCCGTCGACAGTCGCCGCCCCCGCCGCGAAGCTGTAGATCCTGACCGGATCATCCTCATAGAACATCCACGGGTTATCGACCGCAGCTTGAATCTCTTCGTCGGTCGCAGACCCGCGAATGATCGCAGCCGAACCGATGACGCCCTGGTACTGCCAGCTAATGGCGCTCCATCCGCCGTACTGAATGGTTGTCGCGCCGTTGAACAGTTTTCCGGTGCTGTCCGCGACAAACTTTTTCTTGCCGATGAATAGCGCGTTGCCGCCGTAGGCCGCATTGCCCGTCACATCCTGCCGAAATGCGATGGTCCTGTTTTCGGAGTTGTAGAACGCGCCGTTGTTGATCTCTGTGTGAGAGCCCCTCCCCGTCCCAAAAAAATAGAAGATGCCGCTAGTGTCGATCTGGCTGTAGCTCGAATACGGCTCAGAGCCGAAGAAGACGCAACCCGCCCCGGGCGGGGCTCCGACTACCGGCAGGAACAACACCACCGTCACAGGCTCGTTCAGCACGCTCGCCATGAGCGTGCTGTTCTGGACCTTGCCGACGGCTGAATTGTCGAGCCTCAGCCCGTCGCCGTGCGTGGAGGGCTCCAGCCAGTACTGCCCGGTTGGCGTCCAAACGGCCGTCTCATCCGCAACGTCCGTCACCCCTGACGATGAGAAGTGGACGAGCGACAGCAGCCGGTCTCGCCAATCCTGTGCGACCTTCTGCCGGCCCTGCGGCTGGGAAAACCGGCGACGGGGGATGAGGATTTCGGCCACGGCGCCTTACACCATGTAATGGGTCAGCAATGCCTCGACCGTCACGGCCTGCCCGGCGTTGCCCGCGAACTCCACTTCCAGGTGCCGCACTTCCGGGCCGAAAGTGAAACTGCGCACCGTGTCGGCGTTCGCGACCAGTCCGCCGCCGAAGCGCCAGATCTGCTTCCAGTCCGCGCCATTGCCAGCCGCGCCCGGCAGCACGGCTTCGTGCGAAATCAGCACGCGCCCTTCACACTGCGCGGTGGGGCCTGTGGCGCCGTTGACGATGCGCAACGTCAGCACGCCCCCCGCCTTGTCGGACAGATCGACGGTGCCGCGCGTCGTGGCCCCTGCTGCGTTGCTGGTGCCGACTGCGACCAGGACAACTTTTGTTTTCGTGATCGCCATCGTCAAACCCTCAGCGAGCCGTCATCGGCGTAAATGGCCACCCGCACGTCGTACTCGGCAACCGGCGCGGGTTCCTTTGCCCGGGCCACGAGCGCGTCGAGCTGCGCTTGGGTGAGCAGCCCGCCCGCAACCAGCGGCTCCAGCAGCCCGGCCTGCGCGACGACATCCAGCCGGAGCCGACCTTGCTCCAGCAACGGCTTGACGTGCCGGTAATCGGGCGAGGCGTAGAGCGCATCCAGCACTGGGTTTGCGGCTGCCAGCCCGAGCACTTCGATGATCGTGCCAACCCCGATTTCGGTCGGTTTCCAGCGCTTGCGGCCCTCGGACAGCGCGGCGGCCAGCGCCACCGTATCCGGCACGAGCGCCTGTAGCGCTGGATCGGCGCCGATCGCGGCGCGGATTTCGTCATGCGTCATGACTTCACCCCGTAATGTTCCGCCAGCATCCCGGGCGTCCAGGCTTCCGGCCGTGCGAGCCCGAGCGCCGAGGCCACCCATTCCGAGCAGAACCAGCGGCTCCGGTCCTCGAACGGCGTGCGCAGCACTTGCTGCGCCAGCAGGTCCAGCCAGCCGTAGCCGGCGCCCTTCGTGCTCGCATAGAGCTGCGTCACCGCGAGCGGATTGACGTGCAGCAGCGGCACGACCGTCCAATGCTCGCCGCTGATATCGATGCGCTTCCGGCGCACGCCACCGTCGCGGATCGACGACGAGTAGCACTCGTCGCCCACCACGAGCTCGCAATGCGAGTACGGCGAGCGCGTCCACCAACAGACAAGCCGCCCGCCGATGTCGGACAGGCGGTGCGGCTTGTACAGCGCCAGCTTCACGGCGGCCATGGGTCAGTTCTGCTTACGCAACGTGCTCGCCGCCAGCGCGAATGCCGCCGCAGTGCTGGTGACATCGGCGCCGAAGTCATTTACCGCCACCAGCTCATCCGCCGTCGCCGCACCGCCGCGCTTCTTGAAGTAGACCGCGTAGCGGGCGGTGATGGACGCGTTGGCCCAGGTGTTGCCGCCGAGGGTGATGTCGACGCGGTCGTTGGCCGTATCGACCGCGCCCACCGTCACCGTCACCGTGGCGCCGCCGGCCGTGTAGCCGGTGCCCACGACTTCGTTGGTGACGTCGCTGCGCTTGGCCCACGTGTCCTTGTTCGGCGTGGCTGCGCTGGTGAGCAGCATCACGCCGAAGGCGTCGGTGTCGTAGTCGATGTTGCCGACCGCTTCGTCGCGGATGGCGGAGTTGAAGATGAAGCTGGGCATGTCGGCTCCTGTGTCGTGCTACGCGTTACGCGTGCAGGTGGCGATACAGCACCACTTCGATGAACTGGCCCGCCTGGGTGGCCGCTTCCAGCGCCTTGCCGCAGTGGTCGGTGTTGCTGCCCACGGCGGCCTTGCCGCTGCCGTCTGCCGCCGGCTTGACGAAGGCGTGTTGGCTGATCGCCGCGCTGGCTTCCACCAGGGCGGTGTAGTGCGTGATCACCGACACCGGCGCGCCGATCGCGGCGGCGTGCTCGCTCACGCCCATCGAATCGGCCGAGGTGCCGCCGGCGGCGGTGGCGTGCGCGCCGTTGAAGCCGACGAAGCGGCCCTTCTCGATCGCGGCGGTGGCCACCACGGTGGTGGCGTGTTGCTTGTCGTACTGGCGTCCCATGTCGGGCTCCTATGCTTGGTCGATCAGGCGGCTTTCTTCTTGCCGGCGGAGGGGGCTGCGGGCTCCGCCGCGGCTTCCGTTGCGGGGGCCGCGGCGACCTCGGCCGCGGCCCCCTCGCCTTCGCTCGCAGGGGGGGTGTGGGTGCCGGGGATTGCGTCCCCGGCTGCGCCCGCCTCATTGCTGCCGGCGGCTTCGCTCGCGGAAGATTCGGGCACCGGGGCGATGCGCTTCTCGACGGCGCCCAGGCTCACCAGCTCGTCGAGCGTGGCCAGGGGCAGGTCGTCGGGCAGCGTCTCGCCCGGCTTGAAGTTGATGCGCACGCCGTCGAGCAGCAGCGCGACGCCGGAGACGCACACATGGGCGATCAGGTTCGGGCTCATCCGTGCCTCACTTCGGGTTCTGGAACAGGAAGCCGGCCGTGTTGTAGGCCACGTTCGGGCGGCGCTCGTAGGTGGCGCCATAGATCCAGCTCTTGAGGCCCGCCTCGTAGTACGGCGTTTCGGCAAAGGGGTGGCCATCGAGCACGTTAGTGAAACCGAAGCCCGGCTCCGCCAGACTGATGTCGCCATTGCCCGCCCCGCCGATGCGCGGCACGTAGGCCAGCACCGCGTTGTTGCCCCACACGTCCTGGCCGGTGTCGGTCTCGTCGATCCACACCGCATCGCCGACGACGATCTCGTCCACCGCCAGGATGGTCTTCAGTTGCTCGGTAGTCGCCGGCCCCTGCTGGCTGTCGGGCAGGAAGGTCTTCACCTGGGCGTTGAAGCGCAGCGCGACCCACGCATCCGCCGACAGCGTGAGCGTGTTCGGGCGCTTGCCGATCTTCTTGCGGATGGTCTCGCTGGCGGTGGTGATGTCGGTCACCGGCACGCCGGTGGCGGCGCTCCACTTGGTGCCGCCGGAGAGCGCCAGCACGTGGCCGCTGGCATACGTGCCGCTGGTGGTGGCCAGCGTGGCCACTTCCAGTTCGTAGTCCAGGCCGAGGATGTCGTTGGCCGTTGTCATGGCGATGCGGCTGATGTCGAGGTTGGCGTTGACGTTCATCCGCCGTGCCTCGTCCGCCTCGCGGATCAGCTCACGCGGCATAGGCACTTCCACCGAGTACTGGTCCACCGAGTAGGTCTTGTCCTGGTACCGGATGTTCACGCGCTTGGTGGCGGTGCCCGGCGCGCGGCGCAGGCTGTAGCGGCGGAAGCGCTCGTCGCCCATCTGGGCGAGGGTCACCGACGACAGGCTCTGCGGCAGGCGCGGCATCAGCCGCTCGGCCACGTAGCTGCCCTGGCCCAGGCCAAGCAGCAACGTGGTGAGGATGGGGTTCTGCTTCAGCCGGATTTCGGCAGCGGTCATCATGGCAGCGGCGTCCTTCTTTTAGGGGTGGGTCAGGCGGTGAAGCTGACGACGGCGTTCAGGGCCTCGGCGTAGCTCACCTTGTGTTGCGCGGCATAGGCGCGGGCACGGATGTCGACCTCGGCATCGGACAGGCCTTGCGCCCCGCCCGCCCCGGGCGCTGTGCCGCCGGGCGCGAACTCGCCGAAACTCACCAGCGGCTGGCCCGAGGCGATCAGCCCCTTGAGCCATTCGGCCGGCGACACCTTCTTGGTGGCGCCGCCTTCGGCGAACTCCACCGGCTGCGCGTCGGCCAGGGTTTCGAGCACGGCGACGGCGGCGGCCTGGTCCTTGGGCAGCAGCCGGCCCGCCTTCACCTGGTCTTCGGCAAACGACACGAAGCTGGCGCGGCGGTCGCGCCGGGCGGTTTCGGCAAACTGCGCCAGTTGCGCCTTGGCGGCCGCGGCATCGGCTTCGGCCGCGGCCTTGGCGTCGAGGGCGGCCTTCGCGTCAGCTTCGGCCTTGGCTGCCCGATCCTGCGCGTCCTTGATTTCCTGCGTCATGGATTGCTCCTGGTGGTGGGTGGGGGTCCGCGCATCGGGCTCGCCCTCGGAAAAGCTCACGGTGCCGGCGGCGTCGTCGGCAAAGTCCTTCAGCCCGGCAATGGCCGGCGGCTGCGCGCCCAGGAAGGCGACGTGCCGCAGGTACCACTTGCCGGGCCTGGGGTTGTTTGGGTGCTGCGGGGGATAGAACGAGGCGCTGCGCTTCTTGAAGCGGCCGGCGTCCACCATCTCGGCGAACTGCGGCTCGACCTGGGCCGTATCCATCACCAGGCGACCGTCCGCATTGCGCGCCAGGCGCTTCACCCAGCCGTAAGCCGGGCGGTTGTGCTCGGGGTGACCCACGGTGAGCGGGGCCTCGCGCACGGCGGGGTCATACGCCGCGACCATGCCGGCGACGTCGGCGTCGGAGAATTCATGCACCGCGCCCGCGTCGTCGATGTGACGGCCGGGGCGGAAGATCTCGATGGCGGGGGGGAGCGAAGGCGTCGGGTCCATGCAGCGCATTTTTCGCGCGAGGACCCCACTGCCCTAAATGAAGCGGTTCAATGCTTGGAGAATCGCCCGACGACGGAATGCGCCGGGGCATGCTGGCCAGAACCGGCCGGAAACCGATTTATAAATCGATTCTGCGGGGTTTCACCCCCTCTGGGATACATCGACCGCCCGGGGCACCCTTAAGGGCGCCACGGGGCCGATTCACGCTTCGACCTGATCATCACCCTCATCGGGGGGGTCGAGCGGCAACGTGCCCTGCCGGCGGGCGCGTTCGAGGCGCAACTGCTCGTCGAGGATGCTGTAGATCTGCCGGGGCGTCAGGTCGTACTTGCGCGCCAGGGCGTCGTGGTTACGGCCGTTGAATTCGTCGAGGATCTGGCGGTCGCGCAACGACAGGTCAAAGCGCACGCCTTTGCTCAGGTAGGGCTGGGTGCCGCCGATCTCGGCGCGCAGCGCATCGGTCATCTGCAGCGCGAGCTGGGCGCGGCGCGCGTCCGCCAGCCCGCTCAGCTCTGCCGGTGCGCGCAGCGAGATGAACAGCACCGTGGCGATGGTGCGCCAGTCGTCGGGGTAGCCGTCGCCGAACAGCGCCTCGAGCACCTGCAGTTCGGCCGCCGTCACCCCGAGCAACGGACTACGACGCCGGCTCATGCCTCACCCCGCGTACCCGCCACCCGCGCCACCCACTTCTTGAGCGACTCGATCAGCGTGTATTCCTGCGCCGCACTTAGAAAGGCCAGCGCCTCGGCGTGGTTTTCCGTCTGGCCGCGGATCCAGCCCAGCAGGCCGCGCATCGTACGGTCGCGCACCTGGCCTGCATCGGCCAGCGTCTGCCACAGCGCCCACAGCTTCTTGTGCCGCGGCGACAGCGGCACCCGCTTGGCCCCGCCTGGACGCGGGTAGCCGGCGGCGTGCAAGTGCTCCATCACCGCCTGCAGCTCTTCCACGCTGCAGTCCTTGCTGCTGCGCTTGCCGCCCGAGCGCAGGGCCAGCACGTCGCGATAGGTGTCGTCGTCGAGCTTCAGCCAGGTCTTGGCCGCATGCACACGGCGCACCATCTGGGCGTGCTGCGCGGCGCGCGCGGCGATCAGGGGAGCGCGCATGGTCAGAAGTCCCGCCCGGACACGGTGGCGATCGCCACAAGCCCCGCGGCGATGCAGCCCAGCCCCAGCGCGCTTTCCAGCGCCCAGCCGGCCGCGATCAACAACAGGCCATAGATCAGCTTCATGCTTTTCTCCTGCAGAAGAGGCTTGCAGCCGCGGCAACGCCCACCAGGGCGGCCGTGCCGGGCTCGGGGATGGTGCGCACGACCGGGTCGGGGAACGCGGCGCAATCCTTCACGCCCGGCGGACAGGGGCCCAAGTCGATGCGGGCCAGCTTGGGTGCCGCCTCGCCCGTCTGCGCGGGCTGCATGGTCGCGGCGGCCGGGCGGTAGGGCAGCTCGGGCGGGCGGATGGCCGCGGCGTACATCGCCAGCGCGGCCATGATGCCGGCGCCGAGCAGCACGCCCAGACCGAGCCACTTGAGGCGCAACCAGGTGAGCGTGCCGGGGGGCAGGTAACGGATACGCACGTCACACCGCCGCCAGGTCGAGCGGGATCGCCACGTACTGCTCCGACGTGCCGATGCGTCGGTACACCCGCACATAGGTCGCGGTGCCCGTGCTCTGGATGCTGTCGCGGATCGCCTGCATGGCGCGCAGCCATTCCTCGTCGTCGATGTCCAGGCGGAACAGCTCGAGCACGGCGGCCGTCTTGATCTGGCCCTTGGTGTCGGTGCGGAAGGCGCGATCCACCAGAGCGCGGATGTGCGGGTTGGCGCCCTGGCTCCAGCGGTCGATGCACTGGTTGATGAGTTCCTTGGCGGCCTCGAGCTCCTCGGTGAATTCGATCCGTTCTGCGATGGCGCGCTGGATCTTGTATTCGCCGTCGTACGTGGTGACGGTGACGTTGCCCTTGGTGCCGCCCAGCTTGACGTCGTAGCGCTCGCCGGCGATGCGCACCAGGTCGGCGATGTCGGCCAGGGCGCGGGCCTTGAAGCTCGCCAGCATGTTGTGGAGCGCCACGGCCTGCTGTGCCAGGTTGCGTGCCACCTCGTCGCGCAGCAGGTCCTGCTCGCGCACCTGGTCGATCGGCACCAGGTGGCCGGCGGCATTGCGCAGGTAGCCCTCGGGGATCGGCGCGAGTTCGTTGGTGTGCAGTTCGTTCATTTCATTCTCCATCGGGGGACAGGGTTGCCAGAATTGCCCGCCCGGCATCCGTGATCGTGTAGCTGTTGCGCTGGTGGCTGGTGACGCGGCGGCGGGGCTGCAGCGCGATCCAGCCCGCCTCGAGCATGCAGCGCACCCGCCACTGCCACGCCTTTGCCGAGCGCACTGGGTAGGCCTGCGCCAGGTCGGACACCGTCGTGGTGTTGCGCCGGGCAATTTCAGACAGGGCCAGGCGGTCCAATTCGGCACGGCGCACACGCTCCGCGCTCGTCGCACTGCGCTGCGTCATCGCGTAGCTCGCCCGGCGGTGCGCGGCCGCGGCCTGCGCCAGCGCACCGATCTGCTGTGCCATGGTGGGGAGGGGGGGCGGGATGCGAACGGTGGCAGCGGGCATCATTGCGCCTCCTCCCAGATCACCCACACGCCCATGAAGAGGCAGGCGGCCACCTTCACCGGCCGCTCGGCGGTCGGCAGCACCATCCACAGCCGCGGCCCGGCGGCGTCCAGGAACGGGCCGAAGGGCTTGGCCGGGTCGCGGGCGATGCGGATGGATGGCCCGTCCTCGGCAGGGAATTCGCCTTCGATGCGGGCGCCCTCGATGCGCACCCCCAGCTCGCGCAGTGCGCGCACGGCGGCATTCATCAACGCCAGGCGGCGGTTGGTTTCCACGCACAGCACGCGCGGTGCGGGGGCGTCGGCCGGGTTGGCGCCGCTCCAGAACCATTCGCGCGCATCGCGCGCCGGGGGGACAACATGCAGGTGCACGTTCATGACCGGATCTCCAGTGGAATGCCCAGCTCTCGGGCGTGGTGCAACAGGGCGATGGCATCGGACAGCGCGCCGGTCATCTCTTCCGGCGACGCAGGCGGCAAGCGGTGGTGCGCGCAATAGCCGTCGTCGAAGCGGCGCAGCACCTCCATCAGGTCGGCAAGCGTGTTGAGTACTTCTGGCGCGAGCGTCATCAACGCGGTCAGCGCATCGTTACCAGGGCGCACCATGCAAACGAAGTGGCGGTCGGCATCGACCACCACCGGCGCCATGTCGCGCTGGTGGTCGATCAGCCAGGGGGTGTTGAAGGGGTTGTCCATATCAGCACCCACGGATCACTTGCGCATCCACGCGCGGGAACTGCACAGCGGCCGCGGCGTTGAGGGCGCGCACCACCAGGTTGTTCACCACCAGCGGATAGCAGATGCTGTGCGCCTCGGCCCGGCTGCCGCCGCGCGGGATGCGCACCAGGCGGGCGCGAATGGCGTCGCAGGCATCGTCGGCGAACAGGTCGGCCAGCTTCACCCCCACGCGGGCGAACTTGTGCGCCAGGTAGGGCTGCAGGTCGTCGTCGAGCGGCAGCATTTCGCGGCGCTCGCAGCGCTGCACGATCTCGCGCACGTCGGCCAGCTTGTCCGACAGCGTCATGTCGAGTTCGGGCTGGCCGATAAGCACCACGCCCAGCAGCCGGCGCAGGCCGTGCTTCATTTCCATGAAGCTCTTGAGGTGGCGCAGCGTGCTCTTGGGCATGCGGTGCGCCTCTTCGACGATCAGCAGGTTGCTGTAGCCCGCCTGCTGGCTGCTGGTGAGCAGCGCATGAACCTGGCGTGCGCGGGCCTGGGTGCTGGCGCGCACGGTGGCGCCCGGGTCCAGCGTGTGGATGATGGCCTCGGCGATCTGCCCGCTCTTCATCACGTTGCCGCGCGCGTCGGACGACTCCATCTCCATCACGTAAGGCTTGATGACGATCACCGGCTTGCCCTCGAGGCGGATGCGCTCCTCGAGCTCCTCGCGCAGCGTGGTCTTGCCCGATCCCGATTCGCCCACCAGGGCGACGAAGCCCTGGTTGAGCGCCGCATCCATCAGCGCGGCGCGGGCGCGGCGGGTGCTGGGGCAGGCGAAGACATCGGCGAGCGTGGCGATGTCGTCGATGAAGGGCGAGCGCACCAGGCCGAAGTGCTCGCGTGCCTCGTGCGTCAGGGTTTCGTTGCGTAGTAGCATGTGTTCGTCCTCGTCGGTTTCCGGTGTTGCAGTGCTGGTGGGGACATCGGCCCCTTCCGCGTTGCTGCGCGGCAGGGGCCACTCTTCGAATGCGGTGGCGATCATTTCGCCGTCGGCGCCGGCCTCTTTGAGCAAGGCCGTGATCCGCTGGTGCAGCTCCACGCGCAGGCTGTCGTTGCGCGGCCAGATGCCGTGGTTCACCAGTTGCGCGATAAGCGCAGAGCTCACCTCGCAGCGTTCGGCCACGTCCTTCTGTGGCACGCTCAGCCGGGCCAGCACGCGCTTCAGGTTCAGTCTCATGAGTTTCCCTTGTCATGCCCCGCCGACCACGCGCAGCCCGGCGCGGACGGTGAGGCGGTGCTGCAGGTTGTCGAGTTCGGTTTCGGGCACGCCGTCGGGATACCAGGCGGCGATCTGCGCATTGCGCTCGGCGGTGAGCTGCACGCCGCGGCGCAGCAGCTCGGTAGCGGCCTCGAAGTGGGTGAGTACCTGGGCGGGTGCGGCCTGCGTGGCGGTGGTGACGACCAGGTCGGTGCCGCGACGCGGCAGATAGATGGGCACCGTGGAGGTGTCGATGAGCCGCTCGGGGTCGATGCGCCCGCCAAAGCTGGCGCCCTTCGCCTTGCGCCGGGCGGCGGCCTCCTCGTCGGTGGCGGCATCCATAGCGATGCGCTCCACCAGCTTGCGGTTGGCATCGGCGGGCGTGTCGGCCACGCGGCCCCATTCCTCGCCGATCACCGGCGCATCGGCGCGGAAACCACCCTCCACGCGCGCCACCTCGGGCACGTCGTGCAGCAGCTCGTTGCCGTCGGCATCCACATCCACCACCACCGCGCAGTCGGGCTTGTAGGGGTTGTAGGTCACCTGCAACGGCTCGCCCACCATGACCCGCGGCACGGCGCGCACGTCGAACTCGCGGCCGGCGAACTGCACCGTCAGCGTGCCGCTGACCTTGCGCTTCTCGGGGGTATGGGTGAGCAGCGCGCGCGCCAGCTCGGCATCCACCACGCGCAACTGCTCGTCGCGGATCTCCAGCCAGGCGGCGTAGCGCGTCTTGCCCAGGCGGCCGTGCACCTTGCTGGCGTTGTACCAGCTCGCCCACTTGCGCACGGCGGCGTTGAGCGCGTCGAGGTCGCTCACCGGGCGCAGCCGCAAGCCGGCCTCGAAGCTGCGCTCGATCAGGTTGCGGGCGTTTTCCACCTGGCCGGTAGCGCGGGCGTTTTCCGGGGCGTGGGCGATGAGGCGCACGCCCAGCCGGCGCGCCAGGTTCTTGAACGCGCCGCTGGTGTTGGCGCTGCCCATGTCCATCATCAGGATCAGCGGCACGCCGTAGAACGGGTCCTGCCCGCGCTGCTGCGTCGCCTGGATGAAGGACTCGGCCAGGTTGGCGGCCGATTCCGCCCCCATTACGTAGTGCGCGAAGATCGCCGCCGAATAGTGGTCGGTCACTTCGTACGACCACACGCGGTCGGCCTCGACCCGCTTCAGGTTGGCCGGCTTGTTCTTGTAGAACTTGGCCGCGTCCATCACTTGCAGGCCGGTCTCGCGCTCGCTGCGCGGGTTGAGGTAGTACAGCACGCACAGGCTGGCGTCGATCTGCCACACGTGGTTGGGGTGCAGGCTGCGCAGCTCGGTATGCGGCGCCGGGCGCAGCAACTGCTCCGGGTGCAGGCCGTAGGCCTTGAGCGCGCGCGAAATCGCGCTGTCGGACAACGCCACCAGCTCGCCGGTGGCGGCGTCCAGCCGTTCGGCGCGCACTTCGCCGTTGGCGCGCAGCAGCTTCACCGCCTCGCCGATCGGCAGCAGGCGCTTGCTGTTCTTGCGCAGGCTGTCCATCAGCAAGGCGGAAATCAGCACCGCCTCCTCGCGTGGCAGTTCCACCAGGCCGGCATCCGCGCGGCGCTTGCGCTCGGGCTTCACCACCACGTCGCCCAGCTTGCGCAGCAGGGTGGCGCGGCTCATGCCCAGCCGCTGGCAGGCCGCCTCATACACGGCGCACTTGGCGCCATGCCCGGCCCCGTGCGCCTGGCGGTGTACGTCGATGAGGGCATCGATCAGGGCTGCGCTCATGTCAGGCCTCATCCACCCAGGCCAGTTCGCCACGATCCACCGTGGGCAGGCCGAACTCGTCGCGCAGCGCCAGCAGGTCCTGCTCGAGCTGGCCCACCAGGCCGGCCATGAAGACGAGCGGGCGTGACTCGTGTGTTTCACCATGGGCATGGAGCGCCGCCAGCGCCTGGCGCAACTGGCCGACGATGCCGCCGCGCACGTCGTTGTGCAGGCGGGTGGCTTCGGCCTGGAGCTCGGCCAGCACCCTATCCGGGGGAGCAGTCGCGATGCGCTTCACGTCACGCTGCAGCGCCTCGATGCGCTGCGTCTTTTCGGCGGAGATTTCTTCCGTGGCCTGCAGCTCGCCCTTGAGCTCTTCGACCTTGGCCTGCGTTTCGTCGAGCTTGTTGGCCAGCGACTGGATGAGCGTCACCACTTCATCCTTGCCGCCCGCCTGCATGGCCTCTTCCACCGCCATGCGCTCATCCTCGGGGAGCGTGAGCAGCAGGCGCAGTTGCGCCCGATTCAGGCCAAGGCGCTGCACGTTCTCATACGCCTCTTCGCCAAGCTGCTGCAGCATGACCTTGCTGTCGCTCATCGCTTTGTAACCGCGGCCGAAAACCAGGCGGCAGAATGCGTCGATGTTTTCCGCCGGGCGGAAATCGCCATCCGCGTGCCTGATTGGCAAGTTCTTGAAAGCCTTGGATTTATTGATTTCCTCGAAGGCGCGAATTTCCGCCGCGGCGGAAAAGTTACTCATCGTCCGCGCCAACTGGGCCACACCGACGAAACGTCCCAGGTCGAAGGCGCTGGAGACCTGTTCCTGCTGGTCGCTGATGGCGGATTCACGCATCACGGACAGTGCGCCGTCGAGGTGCGGCGCATCCAGCGCAGGATCTGCCATCTGAGGCATGGCGAGGGGTTTGCGGCCGGCACTCATTTGGCACCCCGCACGGCATCGTCCATCGCGCGCTCGAGGGCGGCGATGCGCAGGTGCAGCCCCATGCGAGCGATCATGCCAGGCAGCGTCTCTTCAGCATCCTTGAGGATCCGCCATGACTCTCCGAAACAATCTTCAGCGACCACCTGTCCCGCCCACTCGGCGTTGGTTTCGGCGCATTCGATCTCGTCGGCGAGATAGCGCAGCAGCGTGACGACGTAGGCGCGCTCGGCCATTTCTCGATTGAGCGCAAGTGGAATGTCGGCGATATGCTGGGTCATTGTTGTTCTCCCTGAATGGGCGTTGGTCAGTAGTCGGTGCTGCGGTGGATGCCGGCGCGGGTTTCAGCGAGGCGGGTTTCGGCGCGGCCGATGGCCGCATGCACCTTCACCGCCTGCTGCGGCAGGCGAGCGGTGAGGCGCCACAGGCCGGTTTCCTCGTCCCGCTCGGCGACGCCGGTTTGCTCCAGGTTGAAGAGGTCGCGCGTCATCACGCTCTGCGAGCAGCCCACCGCCTTGGCCAGCGCGCTGGCGGCATAGCCATTGACCACGTCGCCGAACATCACCAGCAGCAGCTTCACCAGGCGCTGCTGCGCGCCGTTGGTGTAGTCCGTCTTGCGGGCGCCGTTCATGCCGACCTCCGCGGGCCGTCGAAGAGGTGGTTCTCGCGCAGGTCGGCCTGCAGGGCCTGCAGCTCGGCCTGCGTGGCGACCCGCAACTCGGCCACTTGGGCAAGCTGGTCGCGGGCCGGGCGGCGGTAGTCGGCCAGCAGCGCCTCAAGCGTCCAGCACACGGTATTCACGCCCGTCTGCAGGTCGGAGATCTGGTTGAAAGCAGTCAGCCAGTCGATCTCGCCGGCGCGCAGCCGGCGGGCGGTGGCGTGGGCGTCGTCGACGTAGCCCTTGACGCGGCTGCGGGCGTGCTCGACGACGACGTCGGCGGGGATGCTCTGGGCAATGGACATGGTCAGAACTCCAGTTCGGGTTGGTCGGATTTCTCGACGTTGGCGCGGTGCCAGGCGAGCGATTCGAGGCCGGCGGAGAGCCGCCCCAGGGTGGTGTCGCGGTCGAGCGTGCCGCGCATGAACTCAAGCAGCGCGCCCACCGCGTCGTTGAGCGTGGCCTGCAGCGCATGCACGTCGTCGGCGCTGGCGGCGTGGCCGGCCGGCACGGCGATCACCACCCCGCCTTCGCGGCTGGCGAGGTAGCGCACCACGTGCCCGGCGCCGGTGAGGTGCTGCCAGGCGGGCAGCGCGCGCACCGGCATGGTGTCGGTCTCGATCCACTTGTAGAGCGTGGCCGGGGTGGTGCCGAGCAGCTCGGCCAGGCGCTCGACGTTGAGGCGGCGGTGGGCGAGCGCGTGGCCCTTGTCCGCTTCGAACGCGGCGCGCAGCGAGCTGGGCACGGGGGTGGAATGACGACGGGACATTGGAAGAGCTCGGGCTGGGGGTGGGTCTAAACAAAAGGCGTTTTCGAAGTGCGGGAAGGCCTTTGCCGTGGGCTAGGCTGCAGCCGTGCCTAAGCCACCGGAGCCCGCGATGACCCGCCACGCCACCAACGCCGCTTGTTCAGTTGCAGCTTCACGCTGCCTGCGTGGCACGGCCTGCTGGGCTTGTAGCTGCTCACCCGGGGGCGGCCATACACGACCTCGAGTGCGCTGCCTTCGTCGAGCGCTTCGGCCACCAGGTAGTCGATGGCCGGTTCGTCGGTGGCGCGCACCAGGGTGACGAGCTGACCCGGGGCGGCATCCACCCTGTAGCGCTGCCCCTGCACCTGCACGGAGCCGTCGGCGCAGACGAGGCGCAGTTGCCCTTCCCATGCCGGCGGCAAACCTTGAATGAATACAGTGAGCATTTTTTATCCTCGTAAATCGGTTTGTGCGTCGTAGAATCCGCGTGATCAGTGGGCAAGCAGGCCGAGCCGGCGGGCTGTGCGGCGGTGGTAGGTGATGGAAGCGGGCGATTTGCCCAGGGGCGCGGCGATGTCGGCGCGGGAGTAGCCGGCCTCGGTGCACTCGACCACCGGGCGCAACATGGGGCGCACCTGGTCAAGGGCGTGGGCAAAGCGCTCGGTCTTGGCGCGCAGCTCGGCCTCCATGGCGTTGAAGGCTTGCAGGAAGGCGATCTTCCAGGCCAGCGCATCACGGCCGGTGAAGCCCATCGCCAGAAGAGCGAAGCCGTCGTGAGTGAGGCGGTATTCGGGCTGAGGTTTGTTCTGCTTGTTGAGGTAGGAGGACGGCTCAAAATTGAGCCGAGCAAAGGCCGGGTCGGGGCAGTTTGCGATCAGGTTTTCAATGTCGCGGATGACGTTCTTGTGCCGCTTGCCGAAGCGCTCGGCGACGGCGCGGGAGGTGGTGAAGGGCTGGCCGTCGGTCGAGAGGAACAGGACCTCGCGGGCGGCGAGCGGGTTGGGCAGGTGGAGGGCGAGTTGCATGGCGGGCCTCACGCGGCGATGCGATCGACGGGCAGCTTCATGCCGAGCTTGATGGCCAGTTCGTGCATGCGGCCGTATTTGCCCTTGAACTGACCGTTGAGCAGCATGTACACATCGCGGCGGGTGTAGCCGTTTGATTCGGCCCAGGCCGAGACCGGAACGCCGGCGGCCTGGAAGAGTTGCTTGATCTTCTCGGGGCTGTACGGCTCGCGCCTGGGAAGGGGGTACGGGACGTCCATGACGGGCTCCTGCGGGTTAGGTGGTTACGAACTGCGTTTGCTGTTCGTGTGACCTGAATGCTAGTCAACAAATATTGACCAGTCAACATGCAGTCAACAGATTTATTCACGGCGCAGCTCGTCCGCCTGAAGTACCTCCTAGACGTCCAAGAGGACCAGGCGGCTGCAGAGGCGCTCGGAATGTCGAAAGCGGCGTTATCAGCGAGGAAGTCGCGCGGCTCATTCCCAGAAAAGGAACTGCGCGCGCTCGCCCAGCGGCGGCCGGACTTGGGAATCGACGTCAACTACGTACTGACGGGCGAGCCCCCGCCGGACGATGGCGGCGACGAAACGGACGACGAGTTCGCCTGCCGCATCCAGGCCGTCAGCCGCATGCACAAGCTGGTGGAGGCGTTGCCGCTGGACGAGCTCGATCGCCTGCGCCTGGCCGCGTTGATGTCGGGCACTCCGCAGCAGGACGCGCCGCTGATCGCCGAATTCGTGCGGCGCGCCCTGCCGCCGGAGCCGGCCGAGCGCGTGCTGCTGGAGAACTACCGGCGCTGCAACGACGAGGGCAAGGCCTACCTGGTGCAGGAAAGCGCGCTGATGGCTGCGGGGCTGAAAGGACCGCCAGGCGCGGCGGCCGGCACGCCAGCCGGCACGACCGCACCCGGTGCGCCGCAGGTGTTCAACGGCATCGTCGGCGCGGTAGCCGGGCGGGATGTGAAGAACGTGAGCGTGAAACAGGGAAAGAGCAGGAAGAACGAATGAATCAGCAGTTCAACGGTCCGGTGGGCTTGGCGGCCGGCCGCGATGTAATCGTGGTGCAGGTGGCCGACCCGCTGACGCGCGAGGAGTGCGAACTGGTGCGCGCCTACCGCGCGGCGCCGGACGAGGGGCGGCAGGTGCTGCGCAAGGTGGTGGTGGCGATGGTCGAGGGCTGGAGGAGGTAGGAATGCGTGCGATGGCGTTGCTGTGGGGGCTGTTGATCGGCGGAATGGCGCAGGCGCAGGTGTACAAGTGCGTCGAGGGCGGCAAGACGGTGTATTCGCAGGAGCCGTGCGGCACCAAGCCGCAAACGCTCGACATCCAGCGCTCGACGCCGAGGCCCGGTTCGTTCGCGGAAACCCAGTCGAAGCGGGAAGACTACATTCGCGCCAACCCGGGGCTATCGGAGACCGTGAAGGGGGCGATTCGGGGCGGCGTCGCGGTTCCCGGCATGACGGAAGACCAGGTGATTGCCGCGATGGGCGCGCCGCTCCGCCGCAACCTCACGCAGACGGCGAGCGTGAGCATGTGGCAGTGGGTATATCGCTATGGCTCAGGCCGGCAGCACTACGTCTATATCGAGAACGGCCTCGTCGTCGCGACGAACTGATACGACAAGGAGTGCAGGTAGGTGGCTGGAGGGGCAAGAACAAAAACCAAGGGGGGAACGACTTGTGACCAGTGAATCGAACCACGCCGAACAAATCGTCATTTCGTCGGCTGATCAAGCCTGGGCCTTGTTGCGGTCGGCATTGGACGGCGATGAATTGCCCGAGCGGATCGCGCTCGTCTTCGACGGGTGGCCACGATTCCATATGAAATTCAGCGGGCGCGACTGGCATGGCACGGTTCCCACGCGGGTCATGGCGCCGTTGCTCGACGTGCAGCGGGATCTTTACCGGGCATACGCCAATGTCTGTTACGGCGATTCGAACCTGCGTAGACTTCGCGACGAAGACCGCGAACTGCTGGAACTGGTCGTCAAGGTCAACGAAGGCTCCTCCGATTACGAGGCGCCGCTTCACGAACAGCTCACCGAACTGGCGCGCAAGGCAATAGAGAAAATGGACTCCCGCAGCCTCGTCATCACCATTCTCGGGATCGCCGTCGTGGTGGGCGGCGTCGAGATCGGCAAGGCTTGGATCGCCGAACGCCAGGAGGCGAAGAAAGTCGAGCAGACGATCGAGCTTTCGAAGCAGGAAACCGAGCGGCTCAAGGTCTTCTCCGAGGCCGTAAAGCAGCAGCCGGTCCTCGGCGAGACGCGTGAGGATTTCGAAGCCAGCCAGAATCGGCTGCTCAAATCGGTCAAGCCGGGAGACGAGGTCGTTACCAAGGGCGTAGCGCTACACGGCGACCAGGTGGCCGAGATCACCCAAGGCGAGCGCGCACGCGCCGAGGACATCGATATCAGCGGCACCTTCCGCGTCCTGGCAAACGATGCCTCGAAGGGCGCGGGATTCCGCATCAAGGTTTCTCGAATCGAGGATGGAATGACGTTCTCGGCCGAGGTGCCGCTCGAACTTGATGCCGATGCGAAGCGCCTGATTCAGAAAGCCGAATGGAGCAAGGGCGCCGTGCTGGTGCGGCTGGACATCAGCGCAAGCTCTTTGCGCGGGGGCGTGATGAACGCCGTAGTGACGGGCGCCTCAGCGGTCCCTGAGGGCCGCGACAGATAAGCCTCACAGGTCTGGAGGCCGCGCCGCGGGCGGGAGTCTCAGAGCAGCTTCTGCTTCACGAAATGAAGCTCCCGTTCCCAGCAGAGAACCGATCTGCCTTTGTGCTTCCCGCTGGATCGGCTTCGGCATCGCTGCGGCGACACTGAAGGCGCGGGCTTCGGCCGCGGGCCATTCGTGCACGTAACGGTGTGTGGGTCCCGTCATGACCGATGCTCCTGTGCGGCGATCCGATTCCGCAGTGCATAGCCTTCGAGTTCCCACACCTTTTCCCGCGCGGCCCTGAGTGCTTCCCGCCGCCCGATCTCGGCGTCGAAATTCGCTGCGCTGATCGAGCCGTGATTGATGCCCACGACCTTGGCGCCGTTGCGCAGCACCAACACGCAGAAGGTGAGCAAGGCGAGCCCTGGCGGCAGCCCTTCCGTGGACATGATCGCGTCGTTGCCATAGAAGCCGTCTTCCGCCGTGAAGAAGAGGGTGCTCTCGATCGTGGCGTCGATGTCTTCGGGCGTGAGCCGCGGCGCGTGCATGCCTTTCTGCTGCAGTTCGGCCTCGAACTGTTTTTCGTCCATGACTTTCTCCGTGGATGTTCAAACGCTGACTGCCATCGGACATACCGAGGCGTGCCGCGCATCCTCTCCCGCGCGCGCGACGCATCACCATTGAAGCTCTTCATTTAAGCCGCACCCGCTCCAGCCGCGATCCTGACGGCATGGACACCACCGATCCCCCGCCCCGTTGCGGCACGTGCAAGCGCTTTGCGCGCCATGCCGACGACCGGCTTTCGGCGGTGTCCGGCTTTGGCAACTGCGCGCTGCTGCCCCGCTGGAAGTACGTTTCCGCCCCGCGCCGTTGCCGTTTCGATCCACCGAAATGGGAGCGCACGCATGCAGTTGCCAAAACGTGATCTGCCGTGGCCGATCGCCTGGGAGGGCGTGGCCGAGATCGCCCGTAGCGAGGGCTGCCGGCTGACGGCCTACCGTGACGTCGTCGGCGTGCCGACCATCGGCTGGGGCCGCACGCGCGATGTGGTGATGGGCATGAAGCAGACCCAGGCGGAAGCCGATGCGGATCTGCTGCATGAACTGCAGGTGCTCGCCGACGAGGTGCGCGCCTGCCTGACGCAGCCGGCAAGCGCCAGCGAGCTGGGGGCGATGGTTTCGCTGGCCTACAACATCGGAATGGGCTGGCGTGGCACGAAACGGCCGAAGGGGGCGAAGGATGGCTTTCGCCAATCGACCGTGCTGCGCGCACACAACCACGGCGACCGTGCGGCGGCGGCGCGCGCCTTTGCGTTGTGGAACAAGGCCGGCGGCCAGGTGGTGAATGGGCTGGTGGCGAGGCGTGCGCGCGAGGCGGCGCTGTATCTGACGCCCGCGGCCGACGACCTGAACGCTGCGGCTGCGCTGGCGCGCAGTTGGGGCGCGGGCGTGCCCGAGGCGCTGGAGCCGAGCGCACCGGCCACGCCCGAGGCCGAGGCGGAAAGCACCCTGAAGCGCTCCCCCATCGCCCAGTCCGGCGTGGTGTCGATTGCAACGGGCGTGCTGGCGGCAGCCAGCGGGTTGTCTTCCGAGTTGCGCCAGGTGGCCGATGGACTGGGCGTGAATCCCCTGCTGGTGGTGGCCGCGGTGGCGCTGGGCGTGGGCGCGGTGGTGATTGCGCAGCGCTGGAAGCAGCGGCGGGAGGGCTGGGCGTGATCGATGTCTTTCCGCTGAAGTCCTGGGCGTGGGTGGCCGTGTTGCTGCTGTGCATTGCGTTGGTCGGGGGCGGGGCAGCCGGCGCGGCGGTGATGGCGTGGCGCAAGAACGCCGAGATTGCGGACCTGCGCGCCGATGCGGCCCGTCGCGAGGCACAGATTGCCGAGCAGGCGAGCCGCGCCCTGCTCGAGGCGCAGACGCGCGGCGATGCGTTGAGCCGCCAGCTTACGGCCGCGGCTCGCGCGGCTTCCCGATTGAGAAAGGAGCGCGACGATGCGGTGCGGACTGCCACGACGGGCCGTGTGTGCCTTGACGCTGATGCTTTGCGGGTGCTCGACGGTGCCCCCGGCCTTGCCGTTGCATTGCCCACCGCCGCCAGCGGCACTGCTGGAGCGGATGGGGCCATTGCCACCGATACCGACCTCGCCCGCTGGGCACTCGCCGCCGGCGAGCAGTACGAGGCCTGCCGCGGACGGCTCGGCGCGCTGATCGAGTTCCACGAGGGCGCACGGTGACGGACATCTTCGACCGCGCGCAGGACCTCGACGCGACGATGCGCGAGGCGGCGATTGCCGAACAGCGTGCAAGGGTCGGCCACGGGCCGGCCCTGACGCATTGCGAAGACTGTGGCGACGAGATCCCCGCGGCACGGCGTGCGGCGGTGGCCGGCTGCCGGACGTGTATCCACTGCCAGGCGCTGCGCGAGCGCGAGGCCGGCGGCTTGAGACGAGAGTGACATGGACGTACAGGACCTCAACTTTTCCTTCGAGGCGACGCGGTGGCTGATCACCGGGGCGATCGGCATCTATTCGTGGCTGATCGGCCGGCAGGCGGCGAGCGCGAAGGAGATGCTGGAGCTGCGTACGCGGATCACCACGCTGGAGGCGGAGATCCGCCAGGTGCCGAACCATTCGCACATCAACGAATTGATGGGGCGGCTGGAACGGGTGGATGCACGGCTGGAAGGGGTGGTGGATGCGATGCAGCCGCTGAGCCGGAGCCTGGACCGCATCAACGATTACCTGTTGCAGCACAAGTGAGGGCGCGATGAGCTTTTCCGATTACCTGCGCAAGGATGTTCGCCTGGTGACGCTGCGCATCCTGGCCGAGATGCCGGGCTTTCGAGCGAACAGTTCGGTGATTGCCAACGTGCTGCACCAGTTCGGGCACGTGGCGACGCGCGACCAGGTGAAGACCGAGCTGCGCTGGCTGGCCGAGCAGGGGCTGGTCACGCTCGACGAGGCCGGATCGGTGCTGGTGGCGACGCTGCAGGAGCGTGGCCAGGACGTGGCCGAGGGCCGCGCCGTGGTGGATGGCGTGGCGCGGCCGAGGGCCTGACATGGGCCGCAAATCGACCGTCGATAAGCAGTCGCCCGGCGTGCGGGCGCACATCCTGCGCCGCCTGCGCGAGAACCGCCTGACGCTCGACGAGCTGATCGCCGATCTGCATGCGACGTTCCCCGACGCTGCGGCCAGCGGCGAGCTGCCCAGCCGCAGCGCGCTGCACCGCTTTGGCCAGGGCGTGCAGGAGATCGTGGCCCACGAGCGCGAAATGGCCGCCGCGGCCGAAGCGCTGGTGGCCGAACTGGGCGAGGAGTTCGACGCCAAGAGCGGCGCACTGCTGGCGCAGGCGGTGACCACGCTGGCGAGCAAGACGGCGATGAATGCGATCCAGTCGGACCAGGCGCTGGAGATCAGCGACGTGCTTGACCTGGCGCGGGCGGCGAAAGCGGCGCAGGAGGCGCGCAGCCTGAACCTGCGCGAGCGCCAGGCGGTGGCGAAAACGGCGCGCGAGAAGCTGCTCGAGGAGCAGAAGGCGAAGCTCGAGGCGATGGGCAGCAAGGGCGGCGTGACGGAAGACACCAAGCGGGCGATCCGCGAGGCGCTGGGGATCGTGTGATGCCTTGCTACACGATCCGACTGAGAGATGGCACGCCTGGCTTTCTGTGCGGCAAGTTTGGGCAGCACTGCGCGGCCGAGAAGTGCGCGGACGTATCAGGGTTCTTGTGCGATTACCCCGTTGGCGAGGGGCGTACGTGCGATCTCCCGCTTTGCGCAAGCCACGCATACGAAGTAGCGCCAAACGTCCACTACTGTCCGGGACATCTCGTGCTGTGGAGGGAGTTTCGAAGAAACGGCTGGGTTGAGCGCGAACTCACGAACGTCACACCATTCGAGGGCCGCTGACATGGCGGCAGCAAAAGGCAACGCACGCATCATCCCCGCCGTCACGGAGGCCATCTTCCTGCCGTTTCAGGCGAAGTGGATCCAGGACACGTCGCGCCTGAAGCTGATGGAGAAGTCGCGCCAGATCGGCATCAGTTGGTCAACGGCCTATGGCGCCGTGGAGCGCGCGGCGGCCCAAGGGGCGCGCCACGACGAATGGGTGAGCAGCCGCGACGACATCCAGGCGCGCCTCTTCATTGAGGACTGCAAGCTGTGGGCGCGCGTCATGGACCTGGCCGCGAAGGACCTCGGCGAGCAGGTAATCGACCCAGAGAAGAAACTCAGCGCCTACGTGCTGCAGTTCGCCAGCGGGCGGCGCATCCACAGCATGAGTAGCAACCCCGACGCGCAGGCGGGCAAGCGCGGCAGCCGCATCCTGGACGAGTTCGCCCTGCATGCTGACCAGCGCAAGCTGTGGGCGATCGCCTATCCCGGCATCACCTGGGGCGGGAACATGGAGATCGTGAGCACGCACCGCGGCTCGCACAGCTTCTTCAACGGGCTGATCCGCGAGGTGCGCGAGAAGGGCAACCCGAAGCGCATCAGCCTGCACCGGGTGACGCTGCAGGACGCGCTCGAGCAGGGCTTTTTGTACAAGCTGCAGCAGGCGCTGCCGGCCGATGCCGAGCAGCAGGCGATGGACGAGGGGGCTTACTTCGACTTCGTGAAGAAGGGCGCGGCCGACGAGGAATCGTTCGACCAGGAATACATGTGCATTCCGGCCGACGACGACGCCAAGTTCCTGGAATACGGGCTGATCACCGGCTGCGAGTACAGCGCCGGTACCGACTGGCAGCGCGGCCTTGAGGGGCCGTTCATCGGCCGGGTGTATTGCGGCGTGGACATCGGCCGCAAGAAGGACCTGACCGTGCTGTGGGTGGTGGAGGAACTCGGTGACGTGCTGTACACGCGCCACGTCGAGGTGCTGGAGCGCATGCGCAAGAGCGAGCAGGAGGCGGTGCTGTGGCCGTGGTTCGCGATCGCCGACCGCATCTGCATCGACGCCACGGGCATGGGCATCGGCTGGGCCGATGACGCGCAGGACGCGTTCGGCGAGCACCGGGTGGAGGCGGTCAATTTTTCCGCCCAGGTGAAAGAGGCGCTGGCCTACCCGCTGAAGGGGGCAATGGAAGACCGCAAGCTACGCATCCCCGAGGACGGGACGATCCGCGCCGACCTGCGCAAGGTGCAGAAGGTGACCACGAGCGCGGGCAACGTGCGCTTCGTGGCAGAGAGCACGCCAGACGGCCACGCCGACCGCTTCTGGGCGCTGGCGCTGGCAAAGCACGCTGCATCGAACCCCGCGGCACCGATCGAATACATGAGCGCGTTCCCGCGCGGTGCCGACATCCAAGGATTCCTGCATGGCTGAGAAGAAGACGAAACCGGCCGCGCCGGTGCTCGACACGGAAGTGGCCAACCGGCTGCGCGACCCATTCGAAACGACCTGGATGGGGGTGCTGCAGACCAGCGATCCGCTGCTGCTGGAGAAGGGCGACCCGAACGGCGAGCTGTACCGCGATCTGAAGCGTGACGGGAAGGTTTTCGCCGGCCTGCAAAAGCGTCAGTTGGCGCTGATTTCGCGCCCGTGGCAGGTGGAGCCGGTGGAGGATGGCGACGCGGGCACCGCCGACGCGGAGATCGTGACCGACATCCTGAAGCAGTGCGCCTTCGACCAGGTGTGCCGCGACCTGATGGACGCCCTGCTGCGCGGCTTTGCGGTGAGCGAGATCGTGTGGACGGTGCGCGACGGCCGGATCGTGCCCGACCGGGTGGTGAAGCGCGCGCAGCGCCGCTTCAAATTCGTGCAGCAGGACGAAAACGCCCCGCCGGCACTGCGGCTGCTGACGCGCGAAAACATGCTGACGGGGGTGGAACTGCCCGCGCGCAAGTTCATCGTGCATCGGGTCAATCCAGAGGATGACAACCCCTACGGCACCGGCCTGGGGCTGCAGCTCTATTGGCCGGTGTTCTTCAAGCGCAAGGGCATCATCGCCTGGAACAAGCTCAACGACCGCTTCGGCAGCCCGACGCCCTGGGGCAAGTACCCGCGCAACGCCGGCCCCAAGGAAAAGGGCACTCTGTTCGATGCGCTGCGGGCGATCAGCAACGACGGCGTGGTGATGACGCCCGAGGGGATGGAGATCGAGCTGCTGGAAAGCAAGCTGACGGGCACGATCTCGACTCAGGAATCGCTGTGCAACTTCATGGACGACTGGATCGCCGAGGTGCTGCTCGGCCAGGAGCCGCGCGCAGGCGGCGGCGGGGCGCTGGCGGCCGCGAGCAAGGAACGCACGGCGGTGCGGCTCGACCTGGTGCAGGCCGACAGCGATCTGCTGAGCGATACGCTCAATCGGACTCTGATCCGCTGGATCTGCGAGCTGAACGGGCTGGCGGCGTGCCTGGTGTATCGCGTGATCGCGGAAGAAGAGGACCTGAAGGCGAGCAGTGAGACGGACAAGAACGTTTCCGAGATGGGCTTCGAGCTCAACCTGGATGCGGTGCGGGCGAAGTATGGCGAGGGGTGGGAGAAGAAGGCCCCGCCGCCGGCGCCCGTGGCGCCAGGGCAGCCCCCCGGCGCCGCCGTTCCCGTTGCCGACAACGCGAAACCGGGTGGCGCGCAACCGGAAGGAGCGACGGCGAGCTTTGCCGAAGCCGCCCAGGCCGGCGGCCAGAAGGCGATCGACGACGCGATCGTGGCGATTCCCGATGCCGAGCTGCAGGCGGCCATGGCCGGTCTGATGGAGCCGCTGCTGGCGGCGATCGATGCGGCCGACAGTTTCGAGGAAGCCCTGGCTGCGGCTGAAGCGGCCTATCCGCAGATGAACACCGTGAAGCTGCAGTCGCTGCTGGCGCGGGCGATGTTCGGGGCGGAAGCGTTTGGGCGGCAGGAAGCCGCGTAGCACGACGTAAGCGACGAGGACAAGCGATGGGCATGGATACGTACCTGCGGGGCCTCAACCTGGATGCGCTGCGTGCCGCACGCAGCCGGGCCGATGAGCTGATCAAGGTGCGCGAAGCGGAAGCGCGACTCGGGGTGTGGGTGGTGGAAGGCCATCTACTGACTTTGCGGCGATTCCCCGAAGCCGACTACCTGAGGGCAGCCGAGGCCGTGCTCCAGGAGGCTCAGATCCTGGCTCAGATCGAGCCGAAGCCGTTTCGCCGCACGTTGTCGCTGACCTACAAGCTGATGCCTGAATCTGAATACGCAGTGCAATTTGGTGGGAAAAGCTGATGAATTCAAACGACCGCATTCTCGACAAGATCCGGAAGTGCATGGCCCTGTCGGCCTCGAGCAACGAAGCGGAGGCCGCTGCAGCGCTTCGGCAGGCGCGCGCCTTGATGGACAAGCACGGGATTAGCGCCGACGACGTGCTGGCGTCGGAGGCAGGTTTTGCCGAAGTGAGGGCTGGTGCGTTGTCGCGACCAGCCAATTGGGAAGCCGCGCTTGCTGGACGGGTCGGGCTCGTTTTCGGCTGCAGAGTGATCTTCTCAAGAACGGCGCGGGGCCGCCTGTCTTCCTGGGTTTTCATAGGGACAGGGGCAAACTACGACGTCGCCACCTATTGCTTTGACGTGCTTTTCCGTCAGGTGAAAAAGGCCAGAGCTGAGCATATCAAGACAGCGCTAAGGCGCTGCAAGGCGACTACGAAGACGCGGCGCGCGGATCTGTTCTGCGAAGGCTGGGTGGCGACGGCAGTCGGCAAGCTGGATGCAATGGTGCTCGGGGAGCGGGATCAGCAGGCGCTCGACGCCTTCATTGCGCAGCGTTTCCCGTCGCTCCGCGACCTTCATGCCATGGACCGGAATGCAGGGAAGAAGACATTGAGCGATCGGGACTACAACGACTACGCTGCCGGACGTGTCTCGGGTCGCACTGCCGAATTGAATCGGGGTGTCGGAGCGGATGGCGCTCCGCTCGCGCTCGAATGAGCAGCAAACGCGCCATCCGCCGGAGATCCTGCAGCCGCAAGATCCGGCACGACACCGAAGCCGCCGCCCGTGAGCACATCGGGCAACTGCACAAGCGCAGGGGCTGGCAGGGCTACATGAACGCCTATCGCTGCAGCTTCTGCGGCGGCTGGCACGTGGGCCACGGGGGCCGCCCATGAGTCCGCTGCGCGCCCGGCTCGACCTGGAGCCGGCGGATGCCATCCGCTTCTTCGAGGCCAAGGGAGAGCAGCTCGCGTGGGACTACACCGATGTGTGGCGCGAGGCGAACGTGCATGCCTTCACGGTGGCCAAGGCCACGTCGCTCGAGGTGCTGCGCACGATCCGCGCCGAGGTCTCGAAGGCGATCGGGACGGGAGGGACGTTCCAGGACTTCAAGCGCACGCTGCAGCCGCGGCTTCAGGATCTGGGCTGGTGGGGTGCCAAAGAGGTGCTGGACGCAGACACCGGCGAGCTCACCCGCGCGCAGCTCGGCAGCGTGCGCCGCCTGCGCACGATCTACCAGACCAACGTGCAGACGGCCTACATGGCCGGGCGCTTCAAGGGCTACACAGCGAATGCCGCCGACCGCCCCTTCTGGCGCTACGTGGCGATCATGGACGGCCGCACCCGCCCGACGCATGCCGCCCTCAACGGGAAGGTGTGGCGCCACGACGACCCGATCTGGAAGGTGATCTGGCCGCCGAACGGCTGGGGCTGCCGCTGCAGGGTGACGGCGCTGGCGCAGCAGGATTTCGAGGATCTCGGCGTGCCGCTCGAGGACGGCAGCGATGCGATCGTAGAGACGCAGGTGGTGCTGAACAAGGCCGGCGACACGGCGACGGTGAAGGGCGTCCGCTACCGTGACGAGAACGGCAAGGCGATGGTGTTCCGCCCCGATCCGGGATGGGACTACAACCCGGGTGAGGCGTGGTCGCTGTTCGACCCGGCCGGGTTCAAGGGCGAGGCGGTGGAGGTGCCGTCGATCACGCCGAAGCCCGCCGTCGGGGTGATCAAAACACTGGCGGGACAGCAGCTCTGGTCTGATTTCGGCTTGCCCGATCTGCGCGATGTAACCACAGCAAGGCTGCCAGCTCCGGAGTTGCTGCCATCTGTTGCGGATCGCGAGCAAGCGGTGCAATTGATGCTGGACGCCTTGCTGCCCGCCGGGATGCGGATGCGATCGGTGGCGACGCCAATCGGTGAGGTGGTGATCCGCGCTGAGTTGCTACCGCACATTGTCGAGAAGGTCGAAAACGGCCGCGAGCGCTACGCCAACTACATCATCCCTGCACTCGAGAATCCGCTGGAGATCTGGCAAACGGCGTATTCGGACGGCAGCTACCGCAAGCGCTACATCGCGCTGTTCGAAGGGCGCAGCGACGTGCTGCTGATCGTCCGCGAGAACCGCGACGGCTCACTCTTCTGGGAGCTGTACAACATGATGAATGCGGAGGCTCGGCGGCTGAACAAGCTCCGAGAGGGGGTCCCACTGTATCGGCGCGAGGCGGGATAACGTGACGGGGAGTCGTGCGCGCCGGTCCCATCCTCCGGCTTTTCTCGGCTGCCTCGGAATCCCTACCGCCGGTCAAAGGGGCTCGTCCCTACCGGTTTCGCGCGGCGCGCACTGATTCAGGATAGGCCATGATCGAGATCGAAATCAATTCGCGTGAGGTGCAGGCGCGGATAGACGAGGCGGCGACGAAGTTGGAGAACATGCGCCCGCTGATGCAACGCATCGCCGGCGTGCTCGAGCACGAAACCGAGGCCAACTTCGCCGCCCAGGGCCGGCCACATTGGGCCCCGCACTCGAAGGCGACCATCGCCGCGAGGATGAAGCGAAACAAGGGCAGCAGCGTCCTGAAGATCCTGCAGGACCGCGGCATCCTGGCCAGCAGCATCAGCACCGCCTTCGGCGACGATTTCGCCCAGATCGGCGTCGGCGGCGCCGCGCGCGACTACGCCGCCATCCACCAGTTCGGCGGCACCATCGACCGCGCCCCCCAGTCCAGAAAGACCCGCCTGCGCACCGACGCCAAGGGCAACCTGGTGCGCCAGGGCGACGAAGGCAGCGCCAAGGGCCGCGCCGTCTTCGCCAAGGACCGCCACAAGCGCGTCCGCGAAACATGGAACACGGTCGGCCCCTACCAGATCACGATCCCCGCGCGGCCCTACCTACCCTTCACGGGCTCAGGCCCCGCCGCGCGACTTCAGCCCGAGGCCGAGCGCTCTGTTCTCGACGCGATTCAGCGCATGCTCGCCGAGGTCCTTGGCTGA